CGTGGATTAATCGATGCTCTATCTCGTGGCGTTCTACCTGCTGCTGGTATGACATTCGAAATTCCTAAAATTACAGCTGTGCCAACAACTGCACTAGAGGCAGAGGCAGCAGCAATTGACACAACCGACATGACTTCATCATTCGTTTCTGTTGATGTTAAGAAATTCGCTGGCGGACAAACATTCTCAGTTGAACTTCTAGATCGTTCATCTCCAGCATTTTTTGATGAATTAGTTCGTCAAATGGAATTTGCTTATGCAAAGACCACAGATGGTTATGTTGCATCAGTTCTAGGATCATCTTGCGCACTATTAACAGCAACAGCAGATAACACAGCTGCTGGACTTCTATCTTATGTATCAGGTGCTGCTGCATCTGTATATTCTGGCTCACTTGGATTTGCTCGCAACTTAATTGTTAACAGCACTCAATGGGGCAACATCATGGGCTACAACGACAGCGGTCGCCCAATCTACAATGCATCACAGCCACAAAACGCAGGTGGCAATGTAGTTCCAACTTCCCTTCGTGGAAATGTTGCTGGCTTGGATCTTTATGTTTCTCGCTCACTTGATGCATACACAACTGGAGATCAGTCAATGATCGTTGTAAATCCAGATGCATTTACATGGTATGAGAGCCCACGCTTGACACTTCGTTCCGACATTACAGCAACTGGTCAAGTATCTGTTGCTTACTACGGCTACGGCGCACTAGCAGTAAAACTTGCTGGTGGCGGAGTTTGGTTCAACAAGAACTAAATTAGTTTAACTGAGTGCCTAGGGTTGCTCCCGATCCTAGGCATCCATTAATGGGAGTAAGGAGATGACATGCCAAGCATTATCACAGCCACACAGTTGAGATCTGTTCTTGGTGTGTCATCTGCCTTGTATGACGATACTTACTTAAACCAAATTATTGACACAGCAGAAACTGTTATTCTGCCAATGCTTGTTTCATTCAAAGCACCAATTCAAGCAACCTCATTGTCAGACAATGTTGCTACATTTACTACATTAGGAATTCATGAATTTACCGAAGGACAATCAGTTGTCATCACAGGATGCGGAAGCCCATACAACGGAACACGAACTGTCTTGGCAGACAATCTTGGACAATATACCTTTTCAGCATCGATCACTAACGCCGATATACTCGAAGCTAATGTCATCCCATCCGGAGTTGCTACCCTTTCTAGCGCATCAACTTATGTTGGAAACGCAGCTGTTCAGTCAGCCGTCTATACAGTTTCAGTCGAAGTTTTTCAAGCAAGACTTGCCGGCGGAGGACAAATCGAAGGCGTAGATTTTTCACCAACACCATTTAGAATGGGTCGATCTTTATTTAATAAGTGTGTCGGATTACTAGGCTCATACATGGATACCGACAGTTTGGCTCAATAATGCCAAGCACAATTCTTTCAGATATTCGCACACCCTTAGCAACTGCCCTTGCTAGTGTTGCTGGAAATGTTTATTCATTTGTTCCAGAAACAGTCATTCCACCGGCAGTAGTTGTAGTTCCTGATTCACCATATTTAGAATTAGAAACAATTAACAAATCTACTATTCACACCAAAATCAATTTTACAATTTCAATTGCAGTTGCATATAACAGTAATCCTGCATCTCTCGATAACATCGAGCAATTAATAATGAGTGTTCTGGCAGTTATCCCAACAGGGTATGTTGTCAGCTCTGTCGAAAGACCGACAGTTCAGCAAGTTGGTGCAAGTACGCTGCTTATCGCAGATGTTCGAGTATCTACCTACTACACACAAACAGCATAAGGAGAAATCATGGCAACAGTCGTAATTACCGGTCGTGATGTTGGTTTATCTTTCACAGGTGGAACAGATATTCAAGCACAAGCGACAAACGCAGTTCTAACCAAAGTCAATGAGCGTCAGGTTTATCAGACTATGGATGGAGAGGCTTACAAGACCACAAACATTTCAGGAACATTCCAATTGGATATGTTGGCTGATTGGGGCAAGGCAAACTCAGTTTGCGAGGCTCTATGGACAGCAGCAGAAACTGCACCAGATACAGACATCAGCATGACATTGACAGCTGCATCAGGAGCACAATTTGTATTTCCAGTAAAGCCAGAGTTTCCAACAGCTGGTGGATCTGGTGTTGATGCTCAAACTGTTTCCTTTACTTTCACAGTATCAAAGGGCGCAGTAGTAGAAACATTTAGTTAAAATCTAACAACGGGAGCAAAATGAAACTACCAATTACAATTGAATACAGCTCAGGCGAGCAAGCCACTTATGTAGCCCAACCGCCTGAGTGGGCAAAATGGGAAAAGCAGACAGGAAGTACCATTGGGCAAGCAAGTGAAAAACTTGGCATTTGGGATCTTATGTTTTTGGCTTATCATGCTCATAAGCGTGAAATTGCCGGAAGCAAACCAATCAAACCAATGGATATTTGGATGGAAACAGTAGCCGATGTAATTGTCGGTGATGCTGACCCAAAAGCCACAAAGCAGGAAGCCTAAACAGATTATTGGTTGAGTTGGCAATTGCCACACATATACCAATGAGTGAATGGGTTGATGCGGATGACATATTAACAGCGATCGAGATATTGGAGAAACGGAATGGCAAATGAAACCATCGCCTACAATAAATCAGATTTGCGTGATATTTACAAAGCATTCAAACTCATGGATGAACAAGCTACTGAGGAAGCAAGAGCGCAGTCTGCTGCGTTGGCGTATTTTGCATCAGAGGAAATTAAGCAAGCAGCTCGAACTCGAACAAAGTCTGGCAAAGTTGCGCAAAGAGTTGCGGATGGGGTTAGCATCTCTAAGTCCAGCAAAATCGGTGAGTTCCGTTATGGCTTCGCAAGACAAAAGTTTTCAGGTGGTGCTACTACGCAAACCCTATGGGGTGGTGTTGAGTTTGGTTCAAATAAGTACAAACAATTCCCTTCATATTCAGGACGGCAAGGCAGAGGTAGTCGTGGATGGTTTATCTATCCAACCCTTCGCAGAATTCAGCCTGAATTGATTAATAAATGGGAACAAAGTTTTGATCGCATTATTAAGGAGTGGGTCTGATGGCAACCGGTAATCGTACGCTTAAGTTATCCATCCTTGCTGATGTTGATGATCTCAAGAAAAAACTTGGTGAAGCCGATAAAGCTGTTGAGGAAAACTCAAGCAAAATCTCAGAGTTTGGCAAGAAGGCCGCTGCTGCTTTTGCGGTCGCTGCTGCCGCCGCTGTTGCCTATGGCACTAAATTAGCCATTGATGGGGTCAAGGCTGCAATAGAGGACGAACAGGCACAGTTGAGATTGGCTGCTGCCTTAAAAAGCGCCACAGGGGCAACAGAGGGTCAAATTCAGGCTACTGAGGATTACATTCTAAAGACATCTTTAGCAACCGGTGTTGCTGATGAACAATTAAGACCAGCATTCCAGCGTTTAGCCGTATCTACAAAAGATGTCAATGAAGCTCAAAAACTATTAAACCTATCTTTAGACATTGCTAAAGGTCGAGGACTAGATCTTGAAACTGTTGCCAATGCTTTGGGTAGAGCACAGGATGGCAATACGACAGCTCTTGGCAGATTGGGTCTTGGTTTATCAAAAGCCGAATTATCTACATTATCTTTCACACAGGTACAACAAAAGTTATCTGATCTTTATGGTGGCGCAGCAGCTGCTAATGCTGAAACATTTCAAGGCAAGATTGATCGCTTAAAGGTAGGATTTGATGAAGCAAAAGAAGCATTAGGAGTTGCCTTACTTCCGCAGGTTGAACGATTTATTGGATTCTTAAACGAAACTGGCATTCCAACCCTCAATGCATTTATTGCTGGATTAACTGGAGATCAAGGATTGAGTTCATCTCTTGCACAAAGCCAAAAGGGTGCTGAAAGTTTTGGTAAAGCCATTGCTAGCGTGGCTGGCATTATTTCAGGATTCATAACATTTGTTCGAGAAGCAATTGGTTTATTGGTTGAACTTGCAAATCAAGCAATTCGAGTGGTTAATATAATTAAACCCGGAGCAGATGTCGGTTATATTCCAAACCCATCAAAGACTGGTGGAATGCTTGGCCAAACTCCATCCGTTCCAAGCTCTAATTTTACTTATGGTTCTGGCAATCCAACGGTTGTAAATAACATTACAGTTCAATCAATTGATAGTGAAGGTGCTGCTAGATCTGTTGCTAAGGTGTTGAATCAAAGCGCATCTAGGTCAGTTCCACAGCTGTATAACTCAGGCGTTAAGGGCGGATAATGACTGTCTGGACACCTGACTGGAAACTCACAGTTGCTGGGGTTGATTACACAGACATTGCAATCAGCGATATTGCTCATCAATCTGGACGAGATGATATTTATACTCAACCAAATCCATCTTATTTGCAAGTGCAATTAATTGCTTTATCAAATCAAACCTTGCCATTTGATATTAATGACAGTTTAAGCCTCCAAGTCAAAGACAGTACGGGATCTTATGTCAGCCTGTTTGGTGGAGATATAACCGACATAACTGTTGAGGTAGAGCGTGCTGGTAATGTTGCCACAGTTGTTTCTTATACCTTGCTAGCAATGGGATCTTTAGTTAAGTTAGCCAAAGAAATTTATAATGACACTCTCGCTCAAGATTTTGATGGCGATCAAATTTATGAATTGCTTGCAAGCGTATTGCTTGGATCTTGGAATGAAGTTCCAGCAGCTTCAACTTGGGCAACTTACAGCGCAACTGAAACTTGGTTGCAAGCTGTAAATCTTGGACTTGGCGATATAGATCAACCTGGTCTTTATGAAATGGAAAATAGAGCAGCAAATCCAGATACTGTCTATAACATAGCCACAGCAATTGCCAATTCTGCCTTTGGATATTTATACGAGGAAAACAATGGGGATATTGGTTATGCCGATGCTGACCATCGCCAAACCTATCTTGCTGCCAATGGTTATGTTGATCTTGATGCAAATCATGCTTTAGGTGCCGGACTTGCTACGACAACTCGATCCGCAGATATTCGCAACGATATTTATCTTAATTATGGCAATAATTTTGGATCGCAAGAAGTTGCTAGTAATGCTGCTTCCATTGCAACTTATGGTTATAAAGCCGAAACAATTAACTCTTTAATTCACGATGCAACAAACGCTCAAGAAGTTGCCGATAGATACATCAGCCAAAGAGCATATCCATTGCCTCGATTTGACAGCATCACCTTCCCAATCACTAACTCAGAAATTGATAATGCCGACAGAGATGATTTACTTGCAGTGTTTATGGGAATGCCAGTCAATATCCAAAATTTACCAACTCAAATTTCAAGCGGTGAATTTGAAGGCTATGTCGAAGGATGGCGTTGGAGCACTCGATTTAATGAACTATTTTTGACCTTAAATGTTTCCCCAGTTGCATTTAGCCAAGTATCTATGCGCTGGAACAGCGTTCCAATCGTTGAAACATGGCAGACAATAGATCCAACTTTGACATGGGAATACGCTACAATCGTAGCCTGATAATAGGAGAAAAATGGCAACTACTACAAACTATGGCTGGACAACGCCAGATGATACCGGTTTGGTTAAAGATGGCGCATCGGCTATTAGATCGCTTGGCACATCTGTTGATACAACCACAAAAAATCTTAATCCAGAAACCACTCTTGGTGATATTGCTTATCGTTCATCAACGGCAAATGTAAAAACAAGACTTGGAATTGGCACAACAGGTCAAATATTAACTGTTGCTGGTGGTGTGCCAACTTGGGCTGCTCCTGCTGCCGGTGGCGGATTTACTTCTCTTGCAAGTATAACTCCATCAACGGCTGCTCAATCACTTACAAGTATTTCAGGTTCATACAAACATCTTTGCTTAGTGTTTCAAGATGTTTATGGCTCAAGCGATAATCAAGGAATATCGATGACCTTAAATGATTTAGCAACAAATACTTATTCATTTGCTAGACTTTATGATGGTGCTGGCACTTATGGCTCATCTAATTCTTATGCAACCAGTTCAATTTCACCATTAGGAATTACTGCCAGCGCAACTACAACAGATAAAGTAAATGGAGTAATGTGGTTTTATAACTATACAAGCGCCGAATCAAAATTGTGCGATTGGAAGTTTTTTTATAATCGAAGCACCGCAGGATCATTTTTTGTAATGGGTTCTGGAATAAATACTACATCAAGTGCTATTAACAAAATCACTTTCACTTTAGGTGGAGGAACATTCTCAGGCGGAACAATGCAACTATACGGAGTAAATTAATGACTAAAATCCAATAAATTAACACACAAACTCAAGAAGTTATTATAAGAGATGCTAACAAAATTGAGTTAGAAATCTTAAAAAATCAAAAAGCAAACGATGCCAAAGAGTTAGCGGAATTACAAGCAAAGGCAACAGCCAAAGCAACCGCACACGCTAAACTTGCAGCACTTGGTTTAACTCTTGAGGATTTGACGGCTCTAGGCTTGTAATGAAGCCTTACCTATCTAAAGCAGCCGTTCAGTTAAGGGAACAAATTGATGATTGCTTTCCTGATAGATCTAGAAAATCAGATGGTTGGATCGCTTCAGCACAACATCAAATGAGATCCAAAGTGTCAGATCATAACGCCTTGCCTTCGGGTGAGGTTTGTGCCATTGACATTACAGCGGATCTTGGTGCAGCTGAGGGAATATCTGCTTACCTAGCCGACCAAATACGCATTGCTGGCAAAACAGATAAGCGAATCAAATATGTTATTCATAATCATCATATTGCCAGCAAACTATTAAATTGGCGTTGGCGCAGATACAAAGGAATCAATCCTCACACCAAACATATTCATATTTCATTCCACCCAAAACAAACAGGAGAGTTCTTTAACATCCCACTACTAGGAGGCAACGCATGAAACTATCTAATAAACACAAGGCTGCAATTAAGTCTTATTTAAGAGCTGTGGCTGCTTCTGGAATTACTGTTGCACTCGCTATTGCTGGAGATGTAAGACCTGAATACGCTGTTTTGCTTGGTGCTTTTGTTGCGCCAATAATTAAGTGGTTAGATCCAAAAGAGGGAGCATTTGGAATTGGCAACTCTGAAAAATGACACCGGCAGAATGGGCTGGCTTCGCCGCCGGCATAACCGCCGTATTGGTCGGTTTCTTTACGGGTCTGCGTTATCTTATTAAAGGTTGGCTTTGGACTTTAACTCCTAATGGTGGTGCATCACTTGCTGATCGTTTAGCAAGAATTGAAACACGCCAAGAGGAAATCATAAGAATTCTATCTAAGTAGAGTTAGCCTTATCACATGGCGAACACTCGAAAACCTATCAAACGCAAAAAGATCAATCGTCGTGTCGTTCGCCAAACTCCTGAGCCATTAACAAAGATCGATCAACATTACATGGCTCTACACGAATGCTATAAAGCAGCCAGAAAAGCAGGATTCACACCTGAGCACGCATTTTGGCTGATGACTGAACATAAGACTTTTCCTGATTGGATTGTGGGCGATGGTGGGATAATCCCATCCATAGATCCAACTGACGATGAGGATGACGATTAAGCGATACTTGGTTATTTCGGATTTACAAATCCCTTACCACCATGAAGTAGCAGTCAAGAATGTAATTAAGTTAGCAAAACGGGAGAGGTTCGATAGTGTTCTTTGTGTTGGCGATGAAATCGATTTCCAAACAATTAGTCGATGGGCTGAAAAAACACCTTTGGCTTATCAACAAACTTTGGATGATGACCGCACAGCTACTCAAGAGATCCTTTGGGCTCTCACAGAGCACAGCCGAGAGGCTCATATTATCCGCAGTAATCATACTGATCGCCTTTATAACACTTTATTAAAAGTTCCGGGAATGATCTCACTTCCCGAATTGCAATATGCCAAGTTCATGGATTTTGATTCTTTGGGCATTACATTTCACAAAACATTCTTTGAATTTGAAAAGGGCTGGATCTTGGCTCATGGCGATGAAGGCAACATGAATCCCAACGCTGGACAGACTGCCCTCAATCTAGCCAAGAAGGCGGGTAAGAGCGTGGTTTGTGGTCATACCCATAGACTAGGTATGTCAGCCTACTCAGAGGGGCTCTACGGGGCTTATAGACCCCTTTACGGGGTTGAAACAGGCAACCTTATGAACAGGGCAAAAGCCTCATATACAAAAGGCTTGGCTAACTGGCAAATGGGAATAGTTATTATGGACTGGGATGGAAAGAACATGAATGTGCAGATGATTCCAATTAACAAAGATGGCAGTTTCACAGCTCTTGGAAAGTCTTATGGGGCGTGAAACAGACTATATCGACCGGACGATTGATGACCATATCGATGATGTTGAGGATATTGGCGTTATCTAATCGTTATAAGCCACGCCGTAGGTCAGGTAGATAAAAGACTTGATTTAGGTCAAACTTTATGTATTCACAGAGATACTGTGGATATGTAAGGGAGCACAAAGTGATTAAATGGCAAGTTAAACCCGGCAGGATTTACACAACTGCTGATGGTAAATTTATGGTAAAAAATGTTGGTTATAAATCTTGGGGTTTATATATTAATGACGGATCAGAAAGCTGGGATCTGGATTGGGTTGGTTCAGTTTATCCGACTGCTAAATCTGCAATGTTATCAATTGAGCAGGTGAATGCATGAACGCATGGCTAGAAACAAGAGATCTTGGTTTTGTAATCATGTGGGCAATTGTCGGTTTGACTTTTGCTGCATGGATTATTTATGAAATCCGAGATACCGCATTCCAGAATGGTTATTGGAAGGGTCGGGCTGATGGCTGGAATATGCATCGCCGAATGACCAACATCAAAACACAGTCAGATGAGGTTTTTGATTATGACAAGCAGAACTGAGTTCTTGGATGAAATCGCAACAATCCTCTCAGCTAGAGGATCGGTTTATGGAAGCAGTCAAAGCAATCACGAGCGAATCTCAGAATTGTGGTCTGCTTACTATGGAGATTACATATCGCCGATGCAGGTCAGCATTATGCAGCTGCTCGTTAAAGTCAGCCGGCTTGCCGAAACTGCAAATCACCAAGATAGTGTTAAAGACATCATTGGTTATGCAGTCATCTACAAAGAATTGCACGACCATTACGACCAAGAGTTTGGAGTAGCTGATGGCATTTAATTTAGAGGATTATGAAACAGTCGAATCAAGATTGGAGAAATGGCATGGAAAATTTCCAGACAACAGAATCGAAACTGAACTCATCGAGGCATCTAACACTCGATTCATTGTATTTTGTAAATTATTCAAAACGGAAGCGGACGCAAAGCCGTGTGCAACTGGGCTCGCTTTTGAAACAATTTCGGATCGAGGTGTCAATGCTACTTCTGCGTTGGAGAATTGCGAAACTTCAGCGATTGGCAGAGCGCTTGCAAATGCAGGTTTTGCAGCTAAAGGCAAGAGAGCATCTCAAGAGGAAATGAGCAAGGTGGTTGCACCATCATCTTTCAAGGAGAAGTTAGAAAGTCGGCAAAACATGTATGGCAAGGCTGGATCTAAGTCAGCACAAATTGAAACAATCCTAAGAGATAGTTTTGAAGCTGATAAACCTAAAGATCCGGTTGCGTGGTCTGTTGGCGATGTTGTGGCTGAGATTGGTTCATCAATACCCAATGAACCACCTGCGTGCCAACATGGGCATATTCTCAAAGAGGGAATATCTAAAGGAGGCAAGCCTTATTATGGTTATGTTTGCAAAGCAAAACAATGCGAACCTAAATGGGCAAAACTTACAGCTAATGGAAAAT